ATAGCAAAGTTTCGTAACATTACGTTTTCATCGTTAGCTAGATCTAAAAATAAACCTGGATTTTCTTTAGCAAAAAACATAAGATCTCTTTTTATTTCTTTACTTTTCATTTTAGAAACTTCTGAACCTACTTCAACTCTTAGTATAGCTTCCATTTGATCTATATCCATAGATCTTGCAGCTACTAAAGCATCTACTTCTAGTTCAATATCATCAAGTTCATCTGTAGCAATAGCAACAGGATTAAATTCATAATACTTTTTATTTAAAGCAGGATGATAAAGAGATAATAGTTTTTGTAAGTTTTGCTGCTCTTTAGCAACTTTCAGTTCACCATTTTTAAACATTATATGACCAAGTGTTACTTCGCCTTTTTGTTCATCAACAAACGGGGAGTTTTGGTTTATAGCAAATCGTAATTCTCTTTGCATACCTGTTTCTTCGTCAAACCAAAGCAATGAAGATCTGTGATGATGCTTACTTTGTAATGTGTATGTTAATGGTTTGTGTCTGTCTTGTAAGAGATATATTCTATCCCTTATTTCCCACTTAGGAGCTTTTGCTACCTTTCGCGGCGTTGGTTCCACGTATTGTGGAGTTTCAATTTCTTGAGGTGCTACCTCAACTTTTTTAGCTGTAGCTTTTTTAGCCATGATATAATAAGATTAAATAGTTAAAAGAGTAATAGTTACCCCCAGCTAAAGCCAGGGGTAATATTACTGTGATTATGAGTGCTTATGCAGTGAAGATAACGAAGTTGTTCGCACCTTGAACACAAAGACATCTCTCAGATAAGAAATGAACTTGCATAGCGTCTAGATCAGAAGTGTAAGCTCCTCCAACAGATCCAGTCAACCAAGACTTCATACGACGGTCATCAGCTTGAGAAGCACGATAACGTACGTGTAAGAATGGTCGGCGGATGTTAGTGCCTAAAGTTTGATCGTAAACAGTAGAAGTTCCAGCAGGAACTAATACTCCCTCAATTGGGTTAACTCCAGCAGTTCCGTTAGCTTTAACTAAACCACCTCTTGTAGAAGCATCGTTAAGATATTTCCAGTCAGTCTTATAGAAGTCATAAGAACCTCTTCGGAAACCTGTGAAACCTAAGTTCAACGCCATTTCTTCAGAATTCTCAAACAAACCATAAGCAGTTCCACCGTTTGCTCCAGCAGACAAGCCAGCAAGCATGTCGTCAAGCTCTAGTGAAAGGCTTCTGTTAACAAAAAGCATGTTCTCTTCAATAGCTCCTTGAGTATCAAGGTTCTTAAGAACAGAATCAAACTCAGCTAAAGTTCCACCGTAGTTCGCGAAGTTGTTACCTCTTGACTTGATAGCAGAGAAAAGACCTTCTGTACCTTTGTAGTTAGCTCCGATTGCTCCAGAACCAGCAGCAGCTAATTCTCCTTCAACAACAGACATCTCTAAGTAATCTTCAAAACGTAGTCTTGTCTCAGACTCAGCTTTCAAGTACCAAAGGTATCCGCTTGTTCCGTCTTCAGTAGCAACTTCTACCCAACCAATCTGTGCAGTGTCAGATCCAGAGATTTGATACTTAGACTTAATGATGATAGGTGAGTTACTGAATTGAGTGAAAGAAGGAGTGATAGACTCAGCAGTAGCGTCGCCTGTTCCTTTCTTGTATTCAGAACCATAAACAAAGATCTTAAGATCTGTGAAACCACCAGCTCCAATACCACCGTTAGCAACGGTAGATGAAACGTTAGCAGCGCCATAAGGCTTAACTGTGATAGTAGCGTCAGCTCCATCAACAACTCCAGCAGTACGTGCAGTAACAATACCTGTTACTTCACTACCGGCAGTTGGCTCCATAACAACTACTGTGTCGCCTACAGCAATAACGTTAGTGATAGTAGCTGTAACGTTGAACGAAAGTACGTCAACAGTAGCTCCAGAAGCTATAGTTACGTTATCATAAGCGATGTGTAAACGATTTTGCTCAGACCAAACAACTTGGTCAGATGTCATTGGCATTTCAGCTCCAACCATTCGTAAGAAACCAGAAAGAGTTCTGTTTCCGTAACGCTCTACTTCTTGTTCGTAGATCTCAGGTAAGTACTGTTGTGCGAAATCATTGTTGCCGTCTGTGAAACTAAGATAGTTAGTCTCAAGGGCTTGTAATTTTTGGCTTGGAACTAATGATCCAAACGCGGGTGATAGTGCCATAATTTATATAGTTTTAAATTTTGATTTTTTTAATTGATAACTTTGAAGAATCATTCACCTTATCGCCTAACACTTTTACTTTAATCCCATCTTTAAACCCATCAGTCTGTGTAGCCTGCCTTGGGCTTGTGCTAGGATTTTTAGAACCATCTACAACCTCTCGGATTGCATCTGCTTTTCCTTGTTCATAAAAATGATTAGCAATAGTATCTACATTCTCAGCAGCATAAATAGCTTTGTGATAACCTTTAGAATCCTTTACCTTACCTTCACTATCAAAGAACTTCCCGACTAGGTTTGTGATATTAGATTGTTTATCAGCTAGTTTTTCTGGATTTTGCACACCATACCTGAACTTCTTTTCTCCTACATTAAAATCAAAACCTTTGAAATCTGATTTGAAAAGATCATTTGTTTGTTGTTTAAAATCATTATGATTCTGAGTTGCAGTCTCCTGCTCCTTCGTATAGCGATCGAAAAAGTCCATAGCTTTTTTCTGCTCTTGAGTTACGCCCGGTCTCAACTTGATCTCGTCGTAGTATTTACTTTTTGAGCTTTCTAAAAAGTTTTTGGCTTTTGCAACCTCTTCTTTCATTGCGAGTTTCTTTTTGCGGATGTCTCGCTCCTCATCTAATTCTTCATCATATGAAAAAGAATCCTCCATAAGGAAGTTTACTTCTTCAATGTTTAAATGCGGTTTTGTCTGCTTATAATATTCTCTTAACAATGTATTGTTATCAACATTAGAATAATCAGCATTGAGCCGCACGTAATCTTCTATAGTTCCACCTGTCTCTTCCATAAAAGAAACAAGCTTTTCAATATTTTCTGGTAAAGGCTTACCTGTTATTTCAGCATCTCTTTTAGCTTCTTTAACTTCTTGCTTTACTTCTTTAACTTCTTCAGCTATTTCTTCATCGGTTATTTCTTCAATAACTGGCTTTTCATTTTGAACGGGTTCCCGTACTTCTTCAACCACTTCTTCGCTACTTGTACTGTCTTTTGATTCTTCGACAGCAACATCGCTTTCATTTGTTTCTCCGATTTGAATGGCATCATCTTCTTTTTTATCTTCTGTAGGTATAACTACTTTAGTTACCTCTTCTTTTTTTATTTCATCTTTAGGTTCAGCTATTGTGACTTTTTTAATACCATCTTTAGCATCTTTATTTTTACCTAAATTTTTTGGCTTAGACTTTATTTTAAAGTCGCCTTCTTGCTTTACTTCTGTTGACATAATATAATATAATTAAATAAATAAAAGATTTATTTAGGCCCTAATGAACCTAAATCAAATCCACTTAAATCATCATTACCATCTGACTCAAAGTTAATAGGTAATAAATCATTTTTTCTTTGGTCAATCATTTCTGATTGTTGTGTTCCTTGTATTCTTGTTCTTTGATCTTTACGATCTTCTATTTCTTTTTCTCTATCTGCTTCAACTCCTGCCCTAGCTTTTGCTAATTCCATTTGGTAATTAAACTCTTCAGCCATTAACTCTCTTTTTATTTGAGCTTCATTTTGCATACGCTGTATTTCAAACTGAGATTTAGCTTGTTCAATACTTACTTTTTCTTGAGTAAGCGCTTGTTGCTTTTGCACTTCAGCCATAGCAGCTGCTTCTGAAGCTTGTGCGTTTGCTTGAGCTTGAGCCTGTATGTTTTGCTGTGACGCAGCTTGCTCTCTTTGTAGTTTTTGAGATTGTCTAAGCTTTAGGTATTGATTAGCTAACTTTATGTTGTTTATTTCTCTAATATCTATAGCGTCTGACAAAGCTATAGCTCCAGACTTTAAAGCTACCTGAACATTTTGTTCAAGTTTTGCTTTTTCTTCTTCTTCAGGCTCTAACTCTAAATAAATACCAAAATCATGTATTTGTAAATTCATTAACTCTTCAAGCGTTCTTGTATTAAAGGTGCTTATAGAGTTCATTAAAGCGTTTCTATTTAAAGGATGTTTTATAATATCAGCAGTTTTTAAACTTATATTTTCACAAGTTCTTAAACCTATATACAATAATGAATCTATTAAGTGCCGAGTGGCAACGTTTGAAGCGTTAGCTGCCAACTTCTGCAAACCAACTAAAGAATCTTTATTTGGCATACTACCGTCTCTAGCTTCGTTTAATCCAGTAACGTCGCGTATCATTTGTAAATAATATTGATACGTTCCTATTAAACTTTGAATCTTAGCTTGACCTGATGAAGATGTTAATTCTGAAACAGGCACTTTGCCTGGATTCATACCACCTTCTTGAGTAAGAGATCTACCAACTATAGAACCTGTCTGGAAATACATGTTTAAAGCTTCAGCTGGGTTGTAATTTGTTCCATTACCTAAATCAACTTCTGCTAAACCATCCATATCTAAGAAAACACCATCAGGTACTAACCTAGACATTACTTGTTGTAGCTTAAGATGCGTTAGCTGTATCATATCAGCAAATCCAGTTATCTTACCTACTAATGATTCAATGCGTCCTTTGTAAATTCTAGGTGCAGAAATGCAATAGTTCATTTTAACCTTAGTAGTGTCAGCGTAAGGCCTAGTCATGTTTTCAGCAAGCTTCCATTCTAACATGTAGTTATTACCTAAAACTTTAGCACCAGTGTATAATACTTCAATTGTTCTAGTTACAACATCATAATTATCACTAGGTGGTGGATTAAAACCATCAGGCTTTATTAAAGCTTTTTCAAGACCTTGATCTGTTTTCTTTATCTTAAATACTTGATTATGATATGTCTTATATTCAAAGTACATTACTTGAACTGTGTTTTCATCATAATTGCCCCAACCTGTTATATATTGAGAGTTACCAGGCATTTTTTGTATTTTAATCAACTCTTCTTCTGGAATATCAGGATATTGCTTTTTTAATTCAGGTATTGTAATAGACTTTACTTCACCAACATAGTATATGTCTTCAAAATTAGGATCTTCAGTATATGAATAAACCATATAAGAAGGATCAACATAATCTATTGTTATTCCTTCAGTTTTATTAAAGTGAGTTTTAGAAGCTCCTATACCTAATACCGTTAA